GTATCCACTCGTTATGTTCGTCGTGAGGCCTGAGAAATCTGCGTTTAGTAGGGTGCAGACTCCGTTAGCGTCGATTGAGTCGATTCGGTAGGGTTTTGCGAGGACGGGAGGGATTTCTTCGAGCGATATAGCCTTAATCTCAATATTACCAGCTGTTAATTCAGTGAAAAAAGCAGCCCTATTGCTGCTACCATCTGCTTGGAAATACTGCGTGTGGGTTACCCATGACGCTGTTGTTGTTGCCGAATATGTTATGTTAGGGTTTAATCCGGTATTTATATCAGAAAATCGTATGGACTCACCTGACGCTGTACCATCTTTTACACTATACTGTAATTTATACCAAGACCCAGAAGTGTATGAGATTGTTTTTCTGATCCACTGAGTATTTGCAACATAATCTATTTCATAATGATCTGTATCAAATGTAAGGGTACAATCTACTTGTTGCCAATCCCCTGTATTATCACTCGCACAATCATCCCCAAGATCCGCCCCCAGCGCCTCACTCTCAACCCCTCCGATTGAGATCACGTCTTTGGCGGCGTAGTCGTGGAGGAGTTTGACGGATGCATTATCTATACTACCGTCAAAATCTGCATTAGCATAAAAATTAAATCTATCAAGGCCAACATCTACACACTCATGATAATAGGTATAGGTATTATCATTTGCTATGAAGCCAACAACAGTGTCATTACCAAATTTTACAGTCATGCCTCCTGCTGTTCTGCCTGATATAGTAAAAACTATTTTATACCATGCCCCTGATACTGCCCCAATACTTGGCTGATAAAGATCTCCTGCGGCACCTGAATGAGTAGCTGTTCCGCCAGATATAGTCCACCCAGCACTACAAGCCCAATTAACTCCACAAGCAGTATCAAATGTGGGGTCAGTAACAAGCTCATCACCACCAGCAAAGGTCACAACCGCAGGATCAGCCGCCGTGATCTCACTGATTTCGTGGGAGTCGCCGGTTGTGATTTCGGAGAAGGTTGTGTCTGTGTTACGTTGGTATAAATCACCTGAGAAAAACCCGCCGCCCTTAAAATAAAACCTTCTATCGTTATGGTGGGCAAACCCAGTAATACACGCCAACACCAACACTAATATTAATAGATTTAATTTTTTCATAATACCGCCTTAGTTTTCAAATACGAGTGTCACTACCGTTACCGCGCTATTAGTCGTATTACCTGTAATTACTAATTTCATATTGTGGCCGACCGTCATAGGGTACTGGGCATCATTACTGGAACCATAAGGCACACAATACCCATCTACCGCGTTGTCTACAATGTCTACCCCGTTACCACCAAGGATATCCGTACCACCAACGGTGAGCGCCAAATCAGAATCATCCACTGGTGCTGTTGTAGCGTCGGGTGTTACCTTAACATGACTAAGCCAAAATCCCTCAAGGTCATTCAGCATGCGTGCGTAGTCCTGATTAATATCCGTTTGAGGATAACTACCATCTGCGGCATCCGCGGTGCATGTGAATACCACGACGTACTGAGTGTTATGGACCTTAGTTGGACCTGTTACCGTCACAGTACCCGCACCATGCGCCGTAACTGTCACAAATACTACCAACAGCATTGCTATTATGAGTCGTTTCATACTACTCCTCCTTCTTATTAAGTTTACGTAATTCTTCTAAAATTAAATCTATATTATCTTGCTTGTTATGCGCCTGTAATTCTTTCCTAACTATATTCCCCACATCCTGCGAGATACGCCGTCTACACTCGCCCATCTTCTCTTTACAGGTACTGACGTCAACCACATTTAACCCACCTTTTTCCTGAAACAAAACACGATCGTGTGTTTGTACTTTCCGGGCTGTCACACCCACACCCACACCACCTGTTACAAGACCAATGACAATAGCCCACCATCCTTTCACATCATCCATCATACCACCCTCCAGTGCGTACCTATCATATAGCCTCCACCAAGTTAACGGTTATTGTGTCAGTTATGTTGTTATTTTTAGATGCCACCGGGAGCGTATCGAACTTAGCAAACACAGACCAATACTGTTCGGATATATCGCCCAGAATCCAAAATCTCGGTGACCTTCGTATCGTCGGTACTAATGAGTACATAAAATCATTTGCGTCCGCCTCAGAGAGCGTAATGGACCCCTGGAAAACATCTTTATTATACTTTGTATCTATTAACCTCCCACCGTACTTAAGATCCGTCAGTACGCTATCAAAGCGCAACCCCTGGCGCATACCCTGCTTAGGATCAAGATATTCTGTAAGGAGTCCTGTTTGGAGGCACCCGACTTTAACAGGGGATGAACTTGCAGTAGCATCTAAAAAGATACTGTGGTCGCCCACCACCTTAGTGTACTCAATCGGAATAGTATTAAAATCTTCATCGCTAAACACCCCGCCATCATTATCAATTGTGACTGTGGTTTGCTGGGTTACCGGGCGTATAGACACCCCCCTAAAATCAAAACGGGAGTTTACATAGTCTATTACCCACAATCGAAGTGTTATGGAGACACAGTTACTTGGAGTGGTAAAAATCTCATAGTATGTCGCGTCGGGTATAGCAGAACTTAAACCAGGGTAGTAGGGACTCCCAATCGATTGGTTACTTTTTATATAACTGCCGTTAGTTTCATCGTATATAGAAAATTTATTACTCGGCGTTTCTTGTTGTGGCCCGATTAAAGTCAAAATATATTTTTGATTACTACTAACCGCCATCGTTTGTTTTACGGCAATATCCGAACTCGTGTTAGGATCAACCATACGTAGGTACTTCGTATACGCGTACCCCCCGATACTCACACTCTCGGTACCCTCCGACACATCCGCGTTAGCCTCAACTGTCCAATCATCAGGCACCCCCCCTGTCCAATTCTGGAAAGTACCATCAGTTACAACGTCATTCACATCATGTATCGTACCTTCGCCGATATAAGACTCAATGTCGTACGCGTTAGTGCCCGCCAACCCCACAATCTCTGAGTTAGAAGTACGTACTTCAATTATACGAGTTGACCCTAAATCAAACGCCGTATAATTAGCTGGATAATCGTCTGACATATTTTCTAACAAACGCCCGTAGTTAGTAACCGAAACGTCAGAATCATCGACTAACTGTTTGTCAGCAAAAATATACTCAGTATTATCGGTCTTTAGTACTTTCATCGTTCCACTACCTCCAAAGGTAGGTTGGATTTAAATGCATAGTTATGCGCTCCGAGGCTAAAATCACTTATATAACCAAGGATATTATGTGTTATAAACTGATCGTCCATAATAAGCCATGGAACTGTAGAGTACCCAACATAATTTTTAATAGACTGCATGACATCGAACCAATCATCCTCAAGAGTCAAGAGAGAATTGCTGGTAAACTTCTTCTTAATATCTTTCTCAACTTGCCTCGTAGACCGAGAAGACATTATATAATCAATTGAGTAATCCTCGTACCCAAGAGAAAGTTCTTTATCAGGATTGGTAAATTCCACCATATTCCCCGCCCATGCTACACCACAATACGCGGGGATTGTCCGCGCTGCTTGAAATGAAATATAAATATAAAAAGGTGAAGATTGGGGATCGTATTCTTGCCACAAGCGATCATTGCCATAGGAATAAGAACTTAAGTCATTGTTATAGGGTCCATCTATGATTGCAGTCTTGGCGTAATTATATATGTATACATTAACAGTATCACAATTATGATTATATAACGCAACACAATCACCCGCGGAAACCTCTAACCATAGCCCCGCCACCCCAGTAACTGCTTTCCAAACTTTTTTAGGCTTATTAGTTTCAAGCACCCAATCGTCAATATATGTAGCATCCGCCGCAGTCGCCGATACTGATACAATATTACTTGTAGGGATAAATTTCATGTTAGCAGGTTCTCCTCGAATACCATCCCAGCGATACGATACGTAACTTTTTCATTCTCAAAATCGTATACTATCCCGATAATTTTATTATAATTAAGGTACAAAGGTCTCGCGTACCGCCTCTCTTCGGCCACATACCTACCCTCTCTACCGAACACCGCTAATGATGAAGATTCAACGTCCTCTAATGGAATTACGAGGTCCGACTGCCTCGCATGCATGAAATTCATTATAAACGTTAGGTTATCCTCAATTGTACTGACATCTGTAGAAAAAGACTTTACCGATAATTCCCTTCCGTGTTTAAATTCATACCCTACTTCAAAATCTTCCCCGCTTGTAAATATATCATCATTTATAGATAACTGAACATAACTGTCGAACGCAACTACAGTCGTGCTCGTGTTATCTGTGACATTCTTAACATACATCCCAGGTCTTAGCATGTCCGAACCTATAAACCCCACGACTCCTGCACTAATGTACCCCGGCCATCTATTAAACCATGCGGTGTTAGAAAGATCCGACTTTAACTTATCAGTAAGGGTGCTTGTAGTCGTACCCCACCAATATTTAGAATTGCTACGCTCTGTTTCTTTCGTAGTCTCCTTGACAAATAGTCTACCACCTTCATCCACCTGCTCTCGTTCGGGCCAAGTCGTTCTAACCACAGAAACAGGGCCTTGGTTTATCTCATGTCCGACTGGGAGAATCTTAGTATCTTGATACGCCTCTGACGTTGGGGTGTAGAATTCTTCAAGCTTAATTAAGTACGCCGTAAAAGAAGAAGTATCGGTTATAGATATAATATGCGCATGACTCGCGCATAGCCTCGATACGTAGCTAATTAAAAGCTCTTGCGATGTAGCCCAGTGGCCTACTTTAGCATCGCCAGAGCGGGCGTTAGTCCCAACTATAGTCGCCGCTCCCAGTCGGGCGGTCATTAACGCGTCAATAGCTTGAGTCATGGTGCTCGCTGCTGCAAATGTGCCGTTTCCCGATACTGTAACTTCACCGACTGCCGCGGCACTCCGATAAAAAGTACCTGTACCCGATGTACCCGATCCGCCGACGGTGCAAGACGCTGTTATGTCAACGCCATCATCCCACACAAACCAGTCTACATTAATTGTGCCATTCATGTACCCAGTGTGAAAAACAGCGTTACCTGAGTAATTTTCCAACCTAATAACAGGGGCGTAATCAACTGTCCCGACTGCTCTTGGAAGTACCACGTCATTCCCGTTAAAATCCGCAGTACAAGCCCCATCTAAATTAGATGTTTTCTCAAGTAGTAACACCCCATCTGTCTCATTAAGATAAACGTCATATTGTACCCCAAACTCATCCATATTAGAAAACTGTCCTGTAGCATTCTCAACAAGTGTGACAGCCGAAGCCTCGGTTGATGAGGTATACTCAACTTTAAGAGATATGAATAAAGGAGGGGGCCAAATATAATCCTCATTCGTAAATAACTTATTACTTATTTTGAGGCTACCCCACTCCGCGATTCTATTCCCGCCGTAGGGATACTCCAAACTAAATGATATATTATCGATCGCCAAAAGCCATGGCTCCCAGTAATTCGTATCCGCTACTTCCTCATTTGAAATACGTACTGTTTCATCATCATCAAAAGTAACTGTGACTAAAACCGTCATTATCTATAAACCCCCACCGCGGCGCGACCTCTTCGCTTTGCTTTAATAACTTGGTCCCCGTTCGTACGAAGTACAACCGCCTCAAGCACTTCGCTGCCTATCATAATTGTTATATTCTGGGTTTGGCTGCCCCCACTTGCTCTATCTATAATCTGAGTCATCTGACTTTCTGGGATTATATACTCGCCCCCTGCACCCTCCCCGACTACTGCGAGAGTTGGCCTGCTAACGTAGCCACCATCGGCGTACCCCGGCACCCCAAGAGATTTAATATACTCAAAAAGATCGATTGTCCCTAAATCCGGCACCCTACCTAAAAACTCACGAGCTGCATCTTTACCTTGGTTAACCTTAATCCAATTAGTAACTTCCTGAAGATCAAGTGTCTTTAAATCAGGTGGACGCGGTGGGTCGGGATTAGGGGCAGACCCTGCCGCTGCCGCAACCATTAAAGCGTCCGTGTAATACTTTAAATCTGCTCTTATATCCATTAATACTGAGTTAGCTAATTTCTGTTCGTCAACTATACTAACAGTTTCGTTGTATAGCAACTGGCTGTAGTCCTCGGTTTGCATGTACTCATTCATCTCACTTAGATCATCCATCACGCTCTGGTATATACTCCTATACGACTCAGATGATTTAAACGTATTCTGCGCCACCTGGAGATACTGAGAACTAAAATCAACAAACTTGCGAATTGCTTCTTCATCTCCGGTCTGGGCTTCAGCCAGTAATGTCTCGTAGTCCTGTTGCGCAAGCGGTAATTTATCCTTATTTAAAGCAACATTAAGGGGTCCGTACCTAATCGTTAACATCGCGTCTCTAATTGTGGATACTAAACCTTTAACCTTATCCGCAACTGTTTTCCAATCGTTTATGATCTGTTGCTCTTCCTGCATCCTTAACGTAAACATCTCTGTGACGAGATCTGTGGCTTCCCTGAATTCATCCTCAGTAAGCTGCCCGACCCTGCTAAGTATCTCACCATACCCATCGAGTTGGGATTTAATCCAGTCCTCACGACCGAGGCCCGACAACCTGAATTGAATATCATCCTGAATATCTCTTAACCCCGACAAACCATCAATTAGCGCTTGGTACCGGGCTTTCTCTTGGAGTATAGCTGTCTCAATAAGGTTAGTACTTACCTCAAGAACCTGATTATATTCTTCAGTCCCTTCGACTAAAGTAGCTAACATAAAATTAGCAAGATCAGCGGCATCAGTAAACAAATTAAGAATATCGACACCCTCTTGGGTGTAGATACCTTCTGTCTCGAAAGTTTCAGCTAACCCTATAAGTAAATCTTTACTTGATTCATTGAATTTTCGTTTTTGAATCTCAGCCTCAGATTTAAATACATCCCCGGCCTCCTCAAGCATATCTTTCGAATTCTTGATTATGTCCCCTTGTACCAAATTAATACGGGTAACGAATTCATTAAGAGAAGCTTCAAAATTCAAATAAAAAGCATGCATCGCAGAGTCATCTATGCCTAATTCAATATTTCTACTAATAAACTCTCTAACAAACTTAATTAACCTTCCGCTTTTTATATCACCAACATCAAACGACCCGAATGCCGAGGCTCTATTGATTCCTTGTAACCCGACCAATGTATCGAAAAAACTCTTTGTAATATCCGTCATCGACCCAGATATCTGAGTTGAAAACGTGGAATACTCACGAGTCATTGTTTCCGTATTTCTAATAATAGCTCTCGTATTTTCTTCCAAAGACTCTATTATACGCTTATCCCGTTCCCGTTCTGCTCTTCTTTTAGCGTCAAAATCCCCTCCGCCCGTCAAACCACTTATAAAAGCACTAATACCCGCGCCCGCGAGACCAGCCCCTATGTTAGTCACAGCGCCGCCAAAGGTACTCGCAAATCCAGCCCCAAAAACACTCGTAAGAGCGCTACTGACTGACATCTTAAGGCTATCACCGACTCTGTCCGCAAACTGCTCTACTGCCACATTCTGAAGTTCTGTGGTAATTATACCGGCGATGCCCCCGACCTCCCCTATACCAGTCTGAGAGAAAAACAACTCCGCTTCCTCTCTTCCTACTTTAAGGGATTCTTTCTTAATTTGTAAGCGTTTTTTCTCAGCGTCCTGCATCTCCTTGATAGCTTTCTTTACATCTTCGGCATGATCTCTCTCATCCTTATTTAACTCTTTCAGAATCGCAGAAATCCGTTTAATTTCAAGAAGCTTTGCTTCCGTTTCAGCACGAGTCCTCGTGCCTTCTCCCCCCCTACCTTCACTTCTTACTTTCTTTTCTTTAGCTGCTAAATCAATTCTTTCTTTCCATAGAATGATGGCGTTTCGATGCCCCGCTATTTCATTCTGTATATTTTTTCGGATACCGTCATATGTTTTAGCTAAGCTCTTACCGCTGACTTCAGCGTCCCCCATGGCATCTGCAAAGTCATGCATAGAATCCGTGATCATACTTTGATCTCCGGGGATAGCGTCTATCGCCTTCGCCACCCCTTCGACGAATCCGGCGTAAAACCTCGGTACTTCTTGGAGATTTTCTCTAACGTGCTCTACCGTAGCTAATATCACCTTACCTGAATTAGTGATAAAAATAGTTAACTGACCAAACATATCAAATAACGCGAGATCAACGAGGGACGCAGTTTCAACTATCTTTCTACCGAGTTCTATGGTACCCTCGACAAATTCTTTTATACCTTCCTGATTATTTTTAACCCACTTATCAACATTAGTTGTAAGCTCATTAAGCTGCCGTGCTATAACCTCGGTAAATCCGGCGTCCATGATAGTTGCGCGTAACTCAAACCAGGTATTTGTTAACCTATTTATTTCGGCCTGAGCGCCTTTGACAGCGGTAGCAACACCTTGCTCAACTAAAAGACTCATAACTTTAAGCAACCGCGGAACGACATCTACTGATAGTAGTTCTCCCGCCTTCATCATCTCCTGAAGTTCTTTAGCTGTAGCGCCCGTAGCTATCTGCATTGCTTTGAACGCGATGGGGATTCTTTCCCCAAATTGGCCGCGAAATTCTTCTGCCTGGATTGTCCCCTTAGCGAGCATTTGCTGTATCGCTCTTACTGAATTATGGGCGTCATCCTGGCTCAATTGAAAAGCCGTAATTGACTCCATCAAATCAGTGTACATCTCCCGCGCTTTTTGGCCCTCAAGAACGGTATCCCTTGTGGCGGCGGATATAAGATTAAAACCTTTTAACTGATCTTGAAATACTGTACCTAACCTATTGGACTCATCACGAAGAAATTTAATATTACTCGCCGCTTTTGTAGCTGACCCAGTAACGCCCTCCATAGATCGTCTCATACGATCCATCTGGACACCTGCATCTAAAAAGCTTTTACCAAGCTGTATAACCCCGTACCCGCCAATTACCCCACCCAACATACGCATAGACTTAGTAAGGGTGTTAGTCATTTTAGTGGTCACTTTTATATCTTTTTGAATAGAAGCCCATGCCTTACCAGACATATTTTTAGCTGTAAGCAATATTTGAAGATTAGGATCACTCATTATATCTTAACACCTCTCATCTTCCGATGGTAATTCTCTCGGATATTACGAATCGTATGCGCCCTCCTGGCATTCCAGAATGGGTCTATTATCAATCTTGGTGGAGTTTTAAACGTTGTAGTCGTAGGTTTAAGAATAAACACTCTACGAGCCGGGTTGCTACGCCTCATACTATTTGCTTTCTTAAATAGCCAACTCCTTTGCGACTCAGTTATGGGCTTCTCAAATCCTTTTTGATGCTGACGCCCTAACCGCCTCCAACTATTAGATGTCATCCCACCTACAGCCACACCTCTATAGCCGCCGTGACTCCCGAGTTTAATCCCGGATCTCACCATAAGAGCGTGCTGCCTTGCGTTAACTGGGCCGACAAAACCTACTTGAAGAGTCGGAACTGGAGTGTTAGGAACGTGGTACCTAATACCGCGCGCTAATTTATGTAATGGGTTGTTTTTACGGCGACCGAACCATCTTCGAGCCAACTGAGTAAGAGGGTCCCACCTAAATCCTCCTGGGGACCCATCTCGTATCTGTTGCTGAAGTTCATTCTTCATCTTAAAACCTTCGACTCTGAAGGCCGTATTTATATTTCTTAATTGCTGAATCTCAGCTTGCTTAATCCCTCTTAGGGTTTTTTCGACTCCCTTTATTAATACCTTCGGATTCATCGTCAGCCTGCCTATTCAGCTCGTATCTTTCAAGAGCTTTTATTTTTCTCCACATACACCTATTAAGGTCGATCTCTTGCCTTCTGGCTTCATTTTCAACCCGATCATAGTTGAGACCAACAATCGAACCCATTCCCGCATACTCCCACATAGTCTGAATTGACAGCCACAAATGCAATGCTTCACGGTTAACTTCTAATATCTGCGGCTCCCACTCACAACCTACACATGGGTTCCTCACGCCTTTTTTAATGGTGGTCCTGCAAGTTTTGCAGAACTTTATTTTTTCGTCTTCTCTGGTGACGCGGAACCAGAAGTCGATGAGTTTTTTTCCTCTTCCTCAGCCCCGTATAACTCTTTGATACAAGCGTAATACAAACCTTTGAACTCACGACCTGTAAGCTCATCAAGGTTTTTGTGGTCTGCACCGGCCACCGTCACCTCAATAAGCTTATCGATACAATCACCAGGCTTTTTATCCTCTGGAGTTTCAGTCATCTCAAAGAAATCATACCCATAATCTTTTAGTTTTAACTTCTTAAAAGCTTTTCTTGTCAAACCGTTAATCTCGAATTTCATCCCTCTTACTTCATGTGTTCTCATTTACCCCCCCTTTTTTTTATGCGTGCGCACTCGCATTGATATTAGTAACTACAAGAGCGGACGCTGCTGCATCATTGGTGTAGTACCCAACAAAATCAAGATCTATATCAAGACCCGTAGGACCTTCAATAACCGGTGTTTTAAACGAATAAAGTAACTCATTTATATCAAACGTAAGAATATGCGACGCAGTAACCGCGGATGTTAGCACAAGCTCCAAACTTGACTCAGTGCTATCTCTACCTTTTTCGAGGATAACAGTATCTTCAAAGAGACCTTTGATATTTCCGGTTACACTCACAATGCCCTCCGGTATGGAACCTAACGCCCCCGCCCCGGCTATGGTACGTTGGGTGGTATCAAGACCGAAATCAACATTAAGACTAAAAGTCTTTATTAGTGAATTAGCCCCGCCACCTTCATTAATAACTGCGTTAAAGTTATTATACCTCTCATCGAGGGCGACTGCCGTTGGGGGGGTGGTAAACGGGTTAGACGTTTCTATAGTCTCATCAAACCCAACTACACTAAAAGTAGCCACAAGTTCCCCGTCGCCGCCGAATTCGATAGCCATACTTGATATTTTACACCCAACAGCGGCCATCCATTTATCGGTGGCTAAATCGGTAAACTCTTTCACATGGCTAAAACTTGGCTGGGTGTCAGTGATCTTAAACACGTGAGTATACGGGTCGCCTGCACCAGAAGTAGTCGGGTCCCCAAAAGCCAATTGCAGCCAATACCAGAACGCTTCATCGTCAAGGGGCACAACTATATCACCTGTTACCTCCTTGTTGCCCGCAAACGGTACGACTGGGTTGCGATCACCAGTAAGAGTAGCAGGGGAATTTCTGGCGAAGCCCCCCATCACTGTATCGGTATTTATTGGAAGCTCAAACCCTGCGTCTACTACGAGCGTACCGGGTGTACTTTCAACACCGACCGCCACTACTGCGGTTGAACCTTTTTGCTGTACTGCCATAATATATCTCCTTTATTTTAACGGATTCGCTCCGATAGTACTCTCTTCTATAAAACGAAGTTTTGAACTACACCATATCATCGGATATGAACTCTGGTCATCATATTCCGTATCAACGACGCTTAACCTAATATTACCGCCATTAACATCCGCAACCATGGCGTCCTCTAAAAGCTGTCTGTACTCTTCGAGATTAGCTAACCCAGAAGCAGTAGCATCTGTTATCACCGCGTATACTTCAAACATCCCGTAATTAGTACGCAAATCCTGGCCCGCCTGCTTACCGGTTAAAACAAGTGCACTATATGGGCAAGTAGGTTCTCCAGGGGTATCCCGTGAATCAAGCCTATCTAAAAACGTATGATCTTTACTATACGTATCATTCGCCCACACATTAATCGGCGCATACGCCGCTATGGCCGCACGTAACGAAGTGTTTAACGCCGCAACATCCATTAGAGTAACTCCGGTCTTTCACTATTAGTTATGTTAATAATATACATCCCGTTAGCTTCATAGTACACCCTGTCACTTTCATCCTGAAAGGCGTACCATGTAACTCCAGAAATAACTACTATATCCCGGTATTCGGGAACTGAACTCAAATCAGATGCCGCCACAAACAGGAGGCCTTGGTTTGAGTTCAGCCCTAAATTCGGTGTTAGGTCATCCGCGACAAGTGTGGCGTTGACGGTCTCACCGGCAAATGTTATCTCCTCGCCAAACTCGTCCGTATTGGTAAACACGGGCAAATCCGAGAGTATTTCGCTACTTAACGACATTCTTCTTCCTTGTGGTTTTAGCTTTAGTTTTAGCCGCACTCGCAGCCTTAGCCACTACCTTCTCAACTGCCTCTTTAGCCATCTCCGGCACATCTGTTTTAACAAGCTCAGTGTGCGTTTCGATGTACCTATCAGAGGCAGCGGGCCTAAGACCTATAACTTCACCGACTTTGAATTCTATACTACCGATGATATTATAGACTCCGGGCACTTCCTTAAGAGGCTCAAGGCACTTAGTTCTTACACTTGCCTGATCCTCAGTAAGTTCGATATGCCCGGATGCAAGGCTCATTTTAGTGGTAACCGTGTATTTTTTCATCATACCCCCCTAAGACATAGTCATGAGACAACTGTTCTGCCAGTAACCGTACCCTACGTTCCTCCAGGCATCAATACCGTATTGGTGGGCATCATTGTCAAATTCGTACTCAGAACCCTCCGCTTTAGCTTTCATCTGTACACCCATCTCTTCCTGGCGGATAAATGACTTAATAGCTGAGTCAGTTCTAAATATTGGGAATTGATAAGCCGCGCCAAATGTTGTAAGGCGTGGGTTGACCACCGCTGTAATGCTGAAGTTATCCTTAAGTGCGGATAGCACTGTCTGAGTCTCAGCTACCTGAACTGGAGTAGCAACCGCTTGAAGCCCCACGTTCATGTAATTTATAGGGAGCATCACCAAGAATGATGTAGCATCTTCATTCATAGGCTCATTTTCATTATCCTTAAAACCCACTATCGCTTCAATACCTTTAGCAATAACACCTTGGAATTCAGCCACAGATGGTAGAGTAACTGTGCCCGCGGTTTCAACTGCGAGAGTTGAGATATCAACTGTTACGCTATTCGACTGGCTGGTGGTATTGTTGCCTTCGGTATGGTCTGTGTCGAAGAAATACTGACCGTCGTAGCATGTGGTTGAAGTACCCGCTTCTATCAAAGTACTGAGCAAAGACGCCCAGTGGGAGTTAGCTCTACGCGCGAGTTCGTTGATACGGACTAACGCCTGCCCTGATTTATCTCTCCGAAGATCGGATACGAGGAAATCAAGAGTGTCCTCAAAATGCTTATTGGTTATTGAGAAATTAAACTCCGGCAAACCCTTCGCTTTACGTTCCCCAATCCACTCTCTAAACGTTGGCACCTGGCCTAACCAAGCGTACGTTTCAGTAAGTTGGTTAGATGTAAAATAGTTAGAGACCCCGTCCAACCACTGCGCCCCTGAATCGTTGGAAAGCGCTTTATAGAATGAACCAATTATGGCTCGTTCGGTTAGTTTATCCATTTTTTACTCCTCCTATGTATTATCTTTGTCTGCGAAAACACCGCGACTTTGAGTTACCGTCCAACCAGTTGCATCCGCGTACTCAATATCCAAATAATCCCCGCGTTTTGCAGTGGCTTTTGTATTTTCAAGCCCGTGGTTATCAGTACCGCCGCTGTCCAAGTACTTAACAAGGTCGTTGGCATTCGGGGCGAAATCCCATCCTACTGTACCAAACGCGCCACCGTTGACAAGCCTAAACCTCATGCCCTCAACCGCTGGAGCTGTTATAGTCTTAGTATCCGCAGTTATAAAAATAACTTTACCGGTATCCTGGTTATCCAATGTTTTATCGATAGCCGTAGTTTCCGCTGTCAAACCGTCGTGGGGATCAACATACTTGTCAACATCAAATTCCACGACCATCACGCCGGAACTCTCAAACCTTCTGGCGAATCCAATGAAAACACCGCCTGTCTTTATGAAAGAGAAAGTGTTATCATCAGTGGCGTAGACTGGTTGCCCAACATCTGTAATTACTGCGCCACTTATAGCTAAGTCAACCATGCCTTTTCTATAGACCCGAACATCAATTGCCGCCGCTGCCCCCGCGCTATTATCCGCTCTATCCTCCGCGAACCCTACGAATCTGTCTGCGCTTGTGAGCGGACGTGCGTGGCCGGATGCATCAACTATACCGACTGCCGCACCTTCATAAATTATATCTGACGCAACCACTGGAAACTGATTACGATCCCCCTGCCCATAATTACGAGGAGTATCTGCTGCTAAGGTAGTCATTATTTACCCCCTTTAAATACTTTGGCAAGTCCGCTACCGGTCGCCATAACATAGTGTTTATATGTGTCGAAATCACCAAATTCATCCCTTATTTTTGCATTATCATCCCATACTTTCTTGCATGACACTTCATCCGTTGGTACTTCTTCCGCTGGCGGTTTAATAGGCTCTTCGAGCTTAGTATCCATAATCTCTACTACAGGCGCTATTGCGTCCGTCGCGATATTATCAACAACAACTTTACGTACCGCTTTTTCCGCGTTAATTACCGCCATTGCTGCTTCACCGCCTGAAGTAACGCCGTCAAACATAAGTTTGTTGGCTAATTCCTCATGACCCGGCAATTGAAACACGTCCTGAACTTCTTTCACGCGCGAAAGCTCAATTTTCTTTCCTTCTTCGATGAGTGCATTCGCGATGTCTGGATGTTCTTTCTTGATCATCTCAAGAGTAATCTCCATCTTATCTCCCTCCTGTTTTGCATTAGTATTCATAGGCGCTCTTTTCATATCCATGTGCCTGTTTATAAAAGCGCTTATCTTATTATCAGGATCACTTACGGAATCGATAACTTCATCCGCGAATCCCATATCTTTAGCTTCACGCGCTGTGAGCCAAGTTTCCTTATCCATCATCTCTTCGATCTTACTTGCCTCCTGGCCGGTCTTATTAGTATACACAGATACTAAAGAATCTTTTATTTTATCCAAGACCTCCGCCATCGCTTTAAGATCCTTAGACTCGCCCCTCACATATGTAGTTGGGTTATGAATCATTAAAAATGAATTTTCTGGCATTCGTACGGTACCCGACATAGCTATAACACTGGCGATACTCGCAGCAATACTATCTATATCCACAAGTATTTCAGCGGCGTGGGCTTTTAACGCGTTATATATGGCAAGCCCTGCGAATACTGAGCCACCGTCGCTTAATATTTTTACCAATATTTTGGGTGTGGATATATTTCTGATAGCACGGAGAACATCCGGCGCTTCTAAATCATCCCAGTAGTCACCGACGATACCGTATATCAAAAGCTCAGTTATGTCGGACCCTGCTTCATTCTTTACTTGAAAATTATTCTTCAATTCCATTGTCGGTCATCTCCTCTACTATTAAGCCGTCTTTGAGCTGTGCAGCCCGCTCTTTAACCTGTTGCTTATGATTTTTCTCCCAATCACCGCCTGTAAGCTCCGCAGTCTCCTGGGAAACAGTACTGAATTTATTCTTAACCCGCGCAGCCGCGGCGTTAACTTCTTTCTCATCATCTAAATGGCCCTTAGCCGTACCTCTAAATTCGCATCCAAGGTACGCTTTTTTAACCAACGGGTCATTAAAGAACCCTGGAGCCGAAATACGACCAATAGCTACAGCTTCGTGCATCCAAATCTCATAAAGTACCTTAAGAAAATTATCTACGATTAATTTACGTTCGCGGACAACAAACCTCCAAAACTCAAGCATGGCCGCCCTGGAAGCGCTATAGCTCGCCACAAAATGTTTCATAAGAATCTCATACGGTATTTCTAAAGACATGCCAACTTGTTTTACTATTGACTGGAAAAACTGATCGAAATTTTGATTAGGTCGACCGGGGTTACTGTCGTGTATCTTTTCGCCTTTAGCAAGACCTACAATAGCCCCATTCGCAAGCTTATAATCTTTGTCAGATGCTTTTTGACCGGTCTCATCAGAAAGATTAGAAAAATCTAATGACGGATCACCAGAAGGCGTCTCTATGAACACAGTAAACATACCGCTCACAACCGCAGCCATAAGCTCCGCGTCGCTGTACCGAGTAATCATTTTAAGGGGTTCAATCACCGCGTGGAGATCAGGCACCCCGCGGGATTGCCCCGGTCTTTTTTTCTTATATAAATGAATTACATTTCGAAGTCCGGTTTTAGCCCCAAACGCCCGTATGTGATCCCATTCAAGCTTAGGATCGACCATGGACCCTGGATGACTTTTAGCTATATGATACGTTTTAGGAGCACCATTAGCGTCAACTTCGACGCCACCCGCCAATGTCGGTGTATCCGCTTTGCTATCCGGGTTAGACAGCCTATCAGCTTCTACAATCTGGACCCTCGTTTTATAGGGGCTACCGACTACAGCAACTTTAGGCACCAACGCTAATGAATCACCATCCACATTCATCCGTTCATACATCATACTGGTTAACGCAGCGCCGTCACATGTCCGGGTAATGTCCACATCTTTTGAATCGAAAAACAGTCGCCATTCCTGCTCTGTCTTAGACTCCCAGGCATCTGCCTGTTCCTCAGACATGCCAAGAACATCCCGATTAATACGGGAATGAAGGCTGAACCCAGGTCCTACAACATTTGTGGTTTTAGTTTTAATAGCACCGGAGGCAATGGCGTCATTCTGTTCTAAATCACGGCTACGTTTTCTTAAATCAGGAAGATCCGGCAGGATATCCGAATCCGCGTCACCACCAAGGTAATCCCAAACCTTCATGCTACGTCTGGACTTAGAAGCCCCGGTATATGCATCCAAAAATTTGGTTAATAAACGCGCCCTGGATCTCTTGGCCGCCCTGGTGGGTGATGCCCACTCAATAATCTTATCAAGTCTACTTTTTGGGGGTAATATAGGTTCTTTCAAGTAGGCGTCCCCCCAATTATGCTAATCCCGCCTCTTGTTAAGTTCTGCACCTTAGCATCCCAGTAGTCTATCTGGTCTTTGACATCTTTGAGATCTGCACGTCTTAACTCTCTATTACCGATTGTATATGATTGACTTGTAGCTAACGCATCTAAGGCGTCCATCCATGTTGCTAACTTAGCTTCTGCTTGTGCGAGTGTGATACCGGCCATAATACCCCCAAAAGTTAATTTAGGTGTATCATAACACAGGTTTTAGGCGTGGAGCCGAAATTCAGGCTATTTGATAGGCTATTTAGGTGCTATTTGGGTGCTATTTGGGTGCTATTTCTCTTGACAGGGTGCTGGGAACGGTACTTAAACTACGTAATAAGTTACTCACGCGGCCACTGAGGGTGATATTGATTTAACAAACGCACTACCTCACTAATATGACCGCCACAAAGAAGGTACTGGGCTAACCGTTTTAAACCATCGTCGCCGTACCCGTCCACAACATCGTAACTTAAAATTAAAGCTCTTAAATTATCGCACCTTATCCTTCGTTGAATCTGCTTTTTAGCATAATTACTCACCATCATTTGTTAACTCCTCCAATAACGCTTGAAATTTAGCCTCACGCAGTGCACCGCATAACTCATTTGTTAAAACCAACGCGCCTACATCCCTGCGTAATATGTACATACCTTTCGGACACAGCTCATCACTGATATACACTTTTAGCGGCGGATCGCCAGCTATGGGTTTACTTTTACTCATCACGCGCCCCCTTTACCTAAAATAGTTCGTATTTCTATATTTTTTGTACCAACTATTAACCCCATAACCCCTTCTTCAATTACGGCCAGCCTACATTCATACACAACTGTTGGATCTACTATATATCCAGTACGCCCAATTATCGTAACATCTGTTTTAAGAATGCCCCCTAACACCCCGTCTAAATCATTATCAAATATAATTTCTTTAATATATAAATCCTCCTTAATAGCCGGGCTATACTTCATCCAGATATCAATAAGTTCATAGCGGTTCTTGCATTCAAAAATAATTTCGCCTTCTTCGTATTCTAAATATGTTTTATCCATCCTCTTCTCCTTTTAATAATCCGGCGTACCTAACAAAATCTTTCTTACGAACCCGTATCTCAATATTGCCTTCAGTCATATGCTGGACCGACATGGCAACATACATTGTACCATCTTTATAACTCATATTAACTTCTACGTCATTAGTATCCTGCTTTGCTCTAACGAACCCCTCTACTATTACTTCGCTATTCATCATTCATCTCCTCCTGATCCGCTTTTTCTCGTTTAAATGTAAATAACTGAAAATATTTCTCCAAGTTTTCCTTGTGAGCGTACCACCTACCTTCCTCAAACCGGGCAGGCATACCTTTCGTAATGAATCGACTAAATTTGTATTCACTTATCCCAAGGTAATCACAAATAGCCTGCTTGCCATCTAATAGTCCGGTATTGGATTTAGTCATGCGCTCTCACACCCTTTGATATAACCCGTCTGCCGCTTGTCGCAGCTACAGCTTCGCGCTCTGCTACAGGCCTTATAAGATTAATTCCGCCTCCTGGCCACTCTGGATCGGCAAGCGCCATACACCCAATCTCGCAATCGAGTAAATGATTCGCCCTACCGCTTATTTGACACCACTCTTCCTCATTCTTATCATTTACCTTTAGTTCCTCAGCCAGGATCTGCTTTGCGTAATCCACCCCTACATCTTTATGGAGGTACGCTGGGCGTTCATCCTGCTTATCCTTAGCTGCACTGCCCATCCGTACGTGAAACATCGTCTTCAGCTTAAATGTGTCCAAATGGATAAGCTGTAACCCGCCGTCCATTGCTTTACCAGATGGGAGCTTATCAAATGGCTTACCCACCCTAATCAATTCTGCACCAGGGAAGCTCTTTGACGACCCCTTAGTACCCCATACGCGGCACCCCTTACCTCTCTGATTCTTACGAAGCCATTGATACGCCGCCTCAGTCATAGTTACGTTTTCATATTTACCTTCGCCGCCCCCTGTATCAATAGCCGCCCTCCATATTTTCATAGGTTTTACGGACCCTGCGTGTGGGTATTCTGTCTTAAATAGTAAATTTTCCACGTCGGACCAAGTAGACAAACGTCCGTAGTGCACCAACCAACTCGTAAAATCCGGCGCAAATGCCCTAACCGCAAACCAAAAATCATATTTCTGGCAATCAACGAAGCAGGTTAGAGCCACGGCCTCTTCCGGTACAGTCTGTGGCTTTAGATCAACCTTCGCTTTTAATACATGTGTTTCAGTATGATTTTCAAGCTTTTTAACCATGCTAAACGGCTCGGCTAACGTAGAGTTGATAAAACCCTGGAGCGCCCCCACCTGTTTCTCTTTTGGGAGTTTAAATATATCTACCCATTCACTTATGAGATTTTCAAGCTTGCCTGAGTCCATTTTTGAGTAAATTCGGTTAATGTGATTCGCCCACTTTCTCTCGTCACCAACCGAAGGGCTTCTTGGCACTTCTTCCCCCTCGGATACGGCGTTATTCTTCTGGATCGAAGTCCATAACTTCTCGCACGTTCCGCACTGATATCTCGCAGTTTCTTTGATCTGTCTTTTTGTAGCATCCCTACCTCCTTCCCATACAACTCTTCCGAATTTATATTGTTTGTTATCTTTCCCACGGTACATTCCATCCTCAAACCCATGTATGTGCTCTTTAGACCACCTAAGAGGTTGTTTAACACCACAATACGGGCAAGGCACGTGCCAATCAAGGATTATGTCAGAAGTCTCCATTAACATCGTTATGTTACCAGTATCTATTGTGGGGGTGCTTAGGAATATGTGTTTGAAGTATCCAGTTGAATATGATTTAGTTCGTTCTGTGATAAGTGTTAATCTTGAAGCTTCTTCTGAGGCTACATTATACCCAGGTTTGTTTACCTCATCGCCTATGACTATCCTTTCCGGTCTCGTAGCTATCTTAGCAACCGAGGAGGCCCAGGCAAAATCTATGTGGCCGCCATTAGGTGTATCTATTGTTTTATTTGTGAAGAATTTCTTACGGTATAGGTCTGATAAGGCAGAAGAATCTTTGAACATCGGCGTTAATTTATCGCTACTCACGAATTTAGACGTATCTTCGTCGGCTAACACAACCATGACACTGGACGGGTCCTGGTGCAAGTAGTACCCAGCTACATTCTCTACCAAAGCAACTGTTTTACCTATCTGAGCAGGAGCGCATAATACCTGTTGATCCACCATAGGGTCCGCGCATCTGTTCATGACAGGCTCAAAGAATGGTGTTAATTCAATAGGATACAGCCCGGTAATTCCGGAAAGCTTACCTAATTCCCGGTATTTACACGCCCATTCGGTAATAGTTATCTTTTCCGGCGGGCGCGCAGATTCCCGCTCCTGCTCAGACCATTGGTTTAGTAGATTTATGCTGATACTTTACCCCCACTTGGTTAAATTGTAGTATTTTACATATAAGCTGGATATCCAACACAACAAGCATACCAAATGTGAACATTAATATGTTTCGGTCCATAACATATCCTGAGTATACTGCCACAAACTGAGTGAATAAGAATACCAATGTGTACATTAATCCTCCCAGCGCTTGCCACACCACCTACATGTGTAGCGCTTTACCCATTCGATTAGAAAACCGCCGTTGCACACGCGTTCTTTCTTATCTACGTAGCTCTCAACATCTGTGCTTTTGCACCGCGCACATACCATTCATAACCTCCTTCAAAATGATGCCCGAGGTGGGCTTCGAACCCACGCCAGTCCGTCGACTGAGCGCCCCGCGGCCCCGAGCCTATATTAATCCCCCATAAACCGCCCCTTACGGGCGAAATTATCTCTTACTTTCCATAACTCTTCGTTTAGCTTCTCTCTTATGCCTATCTCATCCAGGCCTTCGAGCATCGGAGCCAACCGCAAACCCAACGCAGCGAGCATGCCTGACATCTCGGATACCCTCCACGCCCAGGCCGCTAATACATCATCAATGGGTATAACCGACTCTTCCAGCTTTGTGGCCTTTACCTGTTCTACGCGCGCTTTAGCCCTCCAATACTCTAATTTTGCCACGTATATGTCAGACTCTTCATTATCCTCCGGGGCGTAGATATTCTCCGCCCACCACTGCACAACTTCCTTGATATCCCAGGCATTTTTACCTTTTTTTGGGCAACCTCTTTCCCCGTAAAGAGTAACTGTGCGCGGTAGCACCCCAAATATCTCTGCTATTTGACTTGTGGTTAAAATCAAATCACCCTCCCGTGGTTAGCATGGTACCCGTACTCACGCTCTGCATTTCTTCTCACTACCACCGCGTCAGCCATATCAGTAAAATAGCCTAATGAGATAAGTCTGCCACCAACGGATATCATAGCATTCCACTTTCTATGCCATTTATGCCAATATACTCCTACCACCCCTGACGTATTATTTCTTGGTAATCTTTTATTACGGTTATTTTCGAGCACTGTCACGGCTCTTAGGTTAACCCACCTATTATCCAACGAATTCCCATTTATGTGGTCTATTTTATCTTCTGGGAAGTTGCCGGTCATGTATAAAAACGCCAGTCTATGCGCTAAAAAAGGCCTATCGGCTATCGACACAACTATGTACCGGGTGCTCGACACACCCTTATCGACTCTCTTATACCCAGCTACTTTACCGTAGTACCTGCTGTTCCACCTACGCGTTTCCCTGTCAATACCTTGGCGTTTCTTCCAGATAAATACCCCAGTATCAGGGTTATATATTAATAATTGTTTTAACCTTTCTTGAGTAAGCTCCACTACGCGCCCTCCCTATGCCTCAACACCGGCGCTAAAATTCCATCAATCCTATCGCGTACGCTGAGTACAACCAACATTAAAGCCTCAATAGATTCCGCTTCAGACGCCTTAATTTCATGTTCGACTAAAGAATTCAAAACAGAATCAAGCGTGTAATAGTGGCCTTTAATTTTTTCGTTTTCCTTACCACTCTCCGAAGTAACCTTGGTGTATAATTGGTACTCCTTATCATTTGACCGCAGCCACAAATCCTTTGATACCTGTATGTTCATCACTGCACCTCTCCGAAGATCTGAATTTCAAGCGCTTCGAGTCGATTTATTATATCAGCTACTTGTTTACGCGTAGCTTCATTCCTCATCTCACTCTCTCGCTGCGGATCAATCAGGCCCCCTGTTATCTGCCTGCCGATGTCTGGACCTTTACACCCATTCTTGAATATCTCTTTCTTTTCCGCCTCTGTCAGCGCTTGCCATTTCTTCAACGCTTCACTCATACCCCCACCTCCTAATTTAAAGCGCCGCAGGTCGGTACGGCGCAGCCAGTTTTGTTATTAAATTCAATGAAACAACTCATTTAGGCACACTCCTTGTTAATTGTTATCACTCTTGCTCACCTCCGACCAGGGAAGCTCCGATATTATCCAAGCAACTTCCGTCAGACGTTGCGTAGATCCACCTGTAATATCTCTGTATCTAACACGGTACCATTCCGCCATAGGGCTGTCAACATGCAAACAAAATACATCACCCGTCTTATCCTCGGTGCCCCACTTTACTGGACACGCCCCACATAAACCTGAACGGTCTGGATACTGCGCGTTGACATAACATGGTATAGAATTACTGTATTTCCTGAAATCTATGGCAGACCGCCACATTTTAGGCCATTGGTCTATCAAGGATCTCGGGTTCAAAGCCTGCCACTTCCAACGTTCTCTAAATAACGCTTCTGCATCCATAGCACCTACCCCTTGTTATGTGTGATTGCCTGATACGCGTCAACTATACGTACCATCCTTTGTGAAAGTTCCAGAAGTTCGTCAAATAATATATGATCCATACTTGCCGCACGGCTTGCGGCGTGGGTGAGAATTACGGACGACACCACAGCTTGTAGCTTAGGGTCTGACTTAATCAAGTAGTATATGGCATCTGCGACTTCTGAGCCTTCGCCCAAATCCCTATCAATGATATTAATAGCCTCTGATACATCCATATATATTCTCCTTATCTAATTGTTATCGTCAGGTAGAATATACTTATTTTAAGTATCTTTGTCAAGAGAAAAATTAATTTATTTTACAGCCACAAGGAAATATCTCAAAAATAGATACACAGCTACAGAGATAGCGTACGTACATTTGTTGTGTATCTCTGTAGCTACGTAGCTGGCTATCTCGCTAACTTTTGCTCTATCTCACTAACTTTTGCTCTATCTCGCCAAAACCACCACTCATGCGAGTTTTGAAGGGCTTTTTAAGTGCCTGTATTTATTACTAATTCCGAAGGCAACAACTTTCACACCCTTCATGAGTGGAGCATCTAACTACTTGAATTAACACCACAAAGAAGGATTTGGACTTTCATTTAGGCCTTTTTTGCTACTAACTGGCTAATACAGGTAACTGGTGGGGTCACACTGTGGCTACTGTGTACGTGCGGTGCTCTATATAGTATATTATTATTTATTATATATACTAATATAAATAATATAATATAAGAAAGAGTAACAATATCGGTAATTTAGATACACCTTTCATGAGTGGAGGTGCTGGTCCAGATAGGAGTATTTCCTTGTGGTATTAAGTAGTTACGAATGGTGGGGGTGGTGGGACATGAGTGGAGCAAAAAACTGTAGTATAATACAGTTAGCGTGTAAGATACTGATATTACCTACAGAACGTGCCTAAAACCGTTATGTAGAGGAAGCGATCGCGCTGCCCGTA